GGGTAATGTTTGTAATACCAGCGGCTGTAATTTGATACCACTTGCCTTCACGGGTGGCAACAATGTAAACCCATGTTGCCTGTGTCCGAAAATTGCCATCCATAAAAATGGTGTTGCCTGGTACTGCCGACAAAATGGTTTGTTCGCCGCTGACCTTTTTAATTCCACGCACATCTGCTTCTACGTTCAAACCGCTGTTGTACTCGTTTGGCCCCAAAGCATTGCTGGGCACATCGGGTGTGAAGCTAAGATTTAGAAATGGAGTTCGTAAACGTACATAATCAGACATGATTTGCAAAACTCCCGTGATATAAAGATCTGGCTTCTTGAGCAATGAACTCAGCTAATTCAAAATCCTTTACATACCAATATTTTACTTTTTTATTGCATCTAACATGTACTTGCCACACTTGATTTTTTTCGTGCCAAGAAACGTTTTACAACCACTTGTATTATTTATACCTCTTTTACGATTGTATTGGTTGGTTTGTGCATTGGCATCTCTTAAATTTTTAATGTTGTTATCCAATGGATTCCCATTGATATGATCTATTATTTTTGGCACATATCCATAGTGCATAAAAAAAACAATTCTATGCAAAGGATATTCTTTGTAATTAATCATCACTCTTTTATATCCACTTGATGTAATGCTTCCAACAAGATCGCCTGCTTTAATTTTTCCTCTGGCACGGTCAATTTTCCAAAACAAGTCGTTTTCGGTATATGTAAACAAAGTGTTTAAATATTCCAAAGATGGAAAACTCATGTTCAGGAACGGGGTTCGCAGACGAGTGTAATCAGACATAGTGTTCCTCGGTCGTATCCCCTTGATTCTAGAGGTTTTTGGCCTGTATGTAAGGGATGATTTCCATTGGCATCAGGAAGCTGTCAATGTTGAATTCGGTGGCATCCCACCACAAAAACTGGTTTGGAGTCAAAAAACACCGGTCTTTGAGCAAATTTGTGTTTTCCGGATGTCCAAAGATCAGCGGATCGGACACTGACCACAGCACTACACCTGGTTTGTTCTCTGTCCAGCAAAGGTGCTGGAAGAAACTATCTACACCCACCCATGTCCGACATTCCTGAATCAGGCTACGAAGTTCGGCGATAGACAAATCACATCTGAAATCATCGACCAATTGCCTTTCGCCGGTCACACCAATTTGAACAATGGGTTCTTCAATCATGGCAATCAATGTTTGCCAATATGGAAAATTCTTAGGGTTTACCTTGCCTGATGGCAAAGCTTTAGAAAAGGGATGGATGATGATCACAGGTACATCCTTTCAAAAGCCTCTTGCAAACTGCCCTTCCATTTCCATTGATCCATCTTTTTGTAGATGTTCCATTGTTCAATGTCGCCATACAAAGACATGGCGGTGGCTATTGACTCGCCTTGGATGACATCTGGATAGCAAGTAAATACCCGTGCATTCTTGATCTTGGGCAAAACCTTGCTAAACACAATGTGGTCACCCAAACCGCAGTTCAGCACCACAATCTTGCCGTTTGCCATAGCCACATGGTTTTTAAATATTTGCTCATCATGAAAGTAGAGTAATGGGTCTTTTTCCACTCGAATCCCGCCATGAGCATCTTTCAAATGCCATGAGATTGCATTGGGCACAACAAACAGCTTCCAGCCTTTTTGATGCAACCCATAGGTAAACAAGCTTTCTTCTCTGTGTGCCACTCTAGACAAGGCAAGGTTGTAGTCATGCACACCGGCACGATAAAGAAATGATTGATAAAGATGTTCGACCTGTTTTTTTTCTTTGATCAAGCCCCATTGAATGTTTGGCTCACGCTCAATATTGGCAATCAACCCTGTTGAATTCAGGATTTCAGGCACAAGCGGTGGATTCATGATTGTCCCGCCTACAGCGCCAACATCATGAGTAACGTGTTTACAAAGCGTTTCAAGAACATTTGGCTCGGGCACAGCGTCATCATCGACACGCCACACAAACTCATAACCCATTGTGTTTGCCATCTGATGAATGTGATGCTGTCCTTTTTTGGGAGCAAATACAAATTCCCAATCAATGCCTTTGCATTTCAGTACATAGAAAAGATTTTGATAAAGCGGTTCTTCTCGCAAATCCTTGGGCTCATTATTGTCATCAAAGATCATCAGCTTGTCTGGCAACCTTGTTTGATTCATTACGGCCTGAATGACCAATGGCAAGGTGGTGAAGTATCTGCCTCTGGTGGCAATAGAACAAAGTACTTTATTCATTGTCCCACCTACAAAGCATCAGATTGCAACGGTTTGTCTCACTGACAGGCTCCATTGTGGTTGTGCATTTTCCATGTTCAGACACATAAGCAAAGTCAAAACCGACAAAGTATTTTTCTGTCAAACCATGCAACTTATGATGTTCACCCCAAAAACCAACAGGCTCATTATGCGGAACACTAATCAGCAATCGCTTGCAATGTTGCTTAAGTCTTTCAACAACTTCAAGGCCATTATCTAAATGCTCAATCACCTCAAAAGCCAAAATAGTTTCATGTTCCAACAGTTCATAGGTATTGATGTCTGCATGTACAAACCATCGCTTCAATCCCCAATCTTGTTCTTTTGCCACATCAATAATGATGGGGTCGTAATCAAGTCCAAGATAATTTATTTGTTGAGGGAAGAATTGCGTACCATAGCCGGTGGAGCAACCAATTTCCAACAATGAATTGCCATACAGTTGTTGGTTTGCCCACATGTATCGAGCAGCTTCTCTAACGTGGACTTGATCGCCCTTGAGAAATACTGCACGTTCAAAGTTGTTGGTCAGTCGCCAGCGATACCAATCAGGATGATGCTCTTTGGCAAGTTTCAGTACATGAATGTCTAATATTTTTTCCCATTGCGTTGCTATGTCAAGCCCATACAATTCTTTGCTTTTCATTTTTCTCCATTCAACTTTTTCAATTCCAATTCAAGGTTAATAACTCGTTGTGCGAGTTGGATACATGCTACCAAAGCCGCATTGCCATATGCCAATGACAACATGCCATCTTCTTTTACTCCCACTGCTTCAGGTAAAAACTTCTGAATGTCTTGAGCCGAAGCGCCAACTTGACGAACAGTTGAGTTAATGTGATCGTAAGTACCATGTTTGACTATTGCCAACTGATCAATCATGTCAGTATCTAAATCAGCCCAGTTTGATTTCAGCCGTTCATCTGATGAGGCTGACATTGTTGTTGCACTTAAAGCGCCAGTTGAAGGAACATAAGTCAAAGAACCATTGTTATAAATGGTTTGAGCAGAGCCTCCATTTGCTGGTGCAAAATCAAGATAAAAAGTACTGGCAGATGTCGTTGTGGTTGTTGTTAAAGCTGTTGCATTTGTGCTGGCAGTTCCACTGTAGCCAGAAAAGCCAGAAACACCAGATCCTGAATACCCACTGTATCCAGAAAACCCAGATGTGCCTGTTGCACCAGTTGCGCCTGAGTATCCTGAAATACCAGAATATCCGCTGAAGCCTGATGTTCCATTTGTACCATTGCTTCCCGAGTAGCCACTGATTCCTGAAAATCCTGAATAGCCAGAAACGCCAGAACCTGAGTAACCAGAAAATCCAGAACCTGAGTAACCAGAAAATCCAGATGTGCCGACAGCACCGGAATATCCGGAAATGCCGCTGTAGCCAGAGTAGCCGCTGATGCCGCTGTATCCAGATTGGGTGTACATGACTTGTGTAGCGGTAAAAATTATGCTTGGTGTTCTTGGATAATTTCCACTTGCAGCCAATGTTTCAATAGAAACACTTGTGTTTCCTGTTTGCCAATAAACTTCAATGTAGTCTGTTGCAATCAAAGGCAAAACAAAATTAACAGTAACAATTTCTGATGAAAATGCACTTCCTTGTTTATCAGGAACATCGTAATGTGAATTTGTATCCGCTAAATTTGTGCCATTCTTTTTTAGCCAAATTTGTGTGTTGCCGTTTTGAGTGCTTGTGTTTGTAAATTGAATTGAAAAAGTTAAGCTATAAACACCCGTATTAGCAAAAGTAACACGACTACTTGAAACAACAGAAACGCCGCTATTTGCCGCATCCGCACTATTTATAGTAATTGGATATGCAGTATTTATTGCAGCCGCTGTTTGTGTTGTGGTGTCCCAAAAAGAACCCCAATAACCTTGTGTACCGCCAGCACCTACAGCGCCGGAATATCCACTGTAGCCTGATGCGCCTGATGCGCCTGAAATGCCGCTATAACCGCTAAAACCAGACACGCCGCTACCTGAGTACCCTGAATATCCAGAAAAGCCGCTTACGCCCGATCCTGAGTAGCCAGAAATGCCAGATGCGCCGCTGTAACCACTGACTCCGGAAAACCCAGAATATCCGCTTACGCCAGAACCACTATAGCCACTGATTCCCGAATAGCCACTAATTCCCGAATATCCGGAAATACCTGATGCACCAGAATAGCCTGACACACCGCTTCCGGAAAAACCTGAGTATCCGCTTTGACCGCTAAATCCACTGATTCCAGAAAACCCGCTGATGCCTGAATATCCGCTGGCTCCGGAATAGCCTGATGTGCCAGCACCGCTGTATCCAGAAGCGCCAGAATAACCAGAAATGCCGGAATAGCCACTTTGACCAGAACCTGAAAAACCGCTTAGGCCAGACGCACCGCTGTAACCTGAATAACCGCTGTATCCAGACTGACCAACATA